TTTAGTTGTTTTTCTAATAAACTGAGTTTATCGGAAATCAGAGTATTATCCTCCATGTAATTTCCAATGTCTTCCGTGAAGGATAGAATTGAAATTCTCTTGTCCTTTATTCTTTTTTTACCAAGGTTTTCCAGTTCCTCAATAAAGTTCTTTTGCATCTGAACTTTATCTTTGATGGATTCTTTCTTCAGTTCAAGAGTTCTGATTTCCTCTTTCAGAGAACGAATCTTGTCTTTGATGATGGAATTCATTGAGGAGAAGATCTTAATGTCCAAGAGATCTTCAATCACTTCCCTACGACTTGCCGAATTGAGTTGCATGAAGGGAACAAAGTTGCTGCTTCCAAGAATCACAATCTGTGTGAAGGACTTATAGTTCATCTTGAGAACTGATTGTTCCAACCACTTCTGCTGATCGACGGATGAAGAGTTTTGATCTAAAAGAGTTCCATTGCGATAAATCTCAAAGATGTTTGGTTTGATTCCACGTCGAACTTTCCAATCAGTAGATCCAATTCTAAACTCAATCTCTACAAGACAATCCTTTTCATTTGTAGTATTGATGAGTTGTGGTTTGTTTATTTTCCTAAAACTTTTACCATAAAGAACAAAACACAAAGCATCCAACAAGGTACTCTTACCAGCACCATTATTACCTACAATTAGTGTAGTGGAGTTCTTATTGAGATCAATCTCAGTGAATTGATTACCAGTGCTGAGAAGGTTTTTGAATCTGATTTTTTCAAACAGTATCATTTTCTTGAGGGGGAATCACAATGTCATTAGGAGTAATTACAACATACTTGTGTCCATGCATTTCACAGACACCTAGTAGAAGTTCATCATCAATTTCTACTACATGCATTTCGGGATAGTCATCTTCTTCCAACATTATAGCGAACCTAGTTGCATCATCCTCTTCCTCAAAAAGATAGAGAACCTGATCTCCATCTTCATCAATTGCAGAATACGCTCCATCAGATTCTCTACCACTGACCGTCAGTATAAACATTTTACATCAATTCACAAGCTTCTTGGTATACCTCAGAGATCAACTTTTGAACAATAGATTTATCCAATTTGATTTCTGATTCCTCAACGTATCTATTCAGGATAGAAAGTGTATCTTCGGATTCAAAGGCTTCAAACTCCACATTCTCTTGAATTTGAAAGTTCTCTACGACTTTGAGTTCTGCAACATTAGAACCATACAGTTTGTCAATGTATTTTTCAAACTTTTTGGTATCTGTTTTTTTACGGACAATGACACGAACGATTTTGTTTTGATACTCTCTGGTGTCAAACGTCTGATAATCAGTATCCTCATAGTAGATGTTGTAGAACAACCTATTTGGATTATTGATTGGAGTGTGTTCTAGGGTCTCGGTATCAAAGATAGTAAATCCTCTATCATCATTCACATCGTTCCAATACATCTCATAGGGATTACCTAGATAGAAGATTTTTCCGTTGTTTGACCGAGTGTGATAATGCCCAGAATAAACTTTAGAGAACTTATCAAACAATTTACTGTCCAGGCCATGATCCATGACCACTTGATTATTGACCCTAAATCCGTTGAGTTCCAAGTGGCCCATCGCGACCTTGCAAGATGTATTCCTCATCATTCTGAGAGTTTGATCTTCATTCTCAGGATTTATCCAGGGAATAAAGAGTGTTGGAAGTTGATCCAACATGACTTCTGTTGGACTTGAATACACAGTTACATTATCGTATTCACGAAGTAGAAGGTCTACCGAATTGACTTGATTTGTGTTTTTGTAGTAAGTAGTATGATTGCCTACGATTGTATGAACACGAACACCCATTGATTGGAGTTTATCATAGTAATTATTCTTAGCCCACATTAGAGCTGAGAAATCAATTCCTTTACGACTATCAAAAGTATCTCCCATGTCTACAATTGTGGTAATCCCATACTCCTCGAGCGTTGGGAAAAACACTTCATTGTAAAACTTTAGGAAATAATCATGAAAGAGTTTAGAATTCTTTCTACATCCGAAATGTTGGTCGCTTATTATACCTACTTTCATTTTGATTGTCTTCTACTATTTTCTGCAGCAGTTTTTTTTAGGTGTTGATCGTAAGTAATAACTTGGAGATTATCCGGATGGTGAAGGCCTCCGTCAAACAAAGGAACAATGTGATCTACATCATAACGTATTCCTGTAGTAGATGTCAAGTGTTGTGCTTCTTGATAAATTTCTTGTATTTTGCGGAGGTCTTCCGTAGTTATTTCTATAGGAATACTTTGTTTCAGTCTAGCGTATCTTCTCCTTGTCTTTTCAGCAGCAACTGCTTTACCACGTTCGCCTTTAGAATACTTTCTATTATTCTCTCTAAGTTTTTCTCTTCTTCTTTCTCTATTTGCTGCCCATTTTTCTTTAGTCATGTAGCCATCACAGCACCCAGATAGAAGTTTTTCAACACCCTTCTCATAATTACATGGATAACATCCATAACTACTCACATACTTTTCGTAACTACCGCAGTGTTTGCATGCAGTAGCACTAACATAAGTTTTTTTACCTTCCTCTATTGATTTTAGCCTATTAGTTCTTGAGATTGATCTCTTATTATCCATTTGTACCAAAATGTTTATTATTATTTAGATTTTACAACATTTTGGTACATTAGTCAATAACGAAGCTTCTGATGTACTGCATCTTTAATGCTATTGTAGTCTGAATGATCAGATCCGTCAATACTTCCACTCTCAAAAACCTGATCAAATCCAGTTCGTTCCAGGATCTTGTTTTTAATTTCTAATTGTTTTTTCTCTTTCTTAATTCTTCTCAGAAATGCGTAGTGAATAATCTGAGTAAAGTATGCAAATGGATTTCTGGATCTTTCTGGATTAAAATTATGAATGTATTGAACACAATTCTCAATACCATCACAAATCATGTCATCCTTGAACATGTAATTTACAAAGTTTGGTTTGAATGCTAAGTGATTGGACATCTTGAGGAAACATTCACCAACGTATCTTGGAATGGGTGGTTTAGTGTCCCATCGGGTTCCTCTGTCTGATTTAGTGGGTTCTCTACCATACTTTTGAATGAATGATAGTTCTACTTTATTTTGATAATCAATCAGTGCATTAAGAAACTCTTCATTATTAACATAATGTTCTGACCTTTTTCTTCTAGACATAACTGCAGTGGTAATCATCTATTTGTACCGTTATTATGTATTGATTATACCACCAATCTCAATGGCTTGACAAGCCTCTAAATCATGTGTAGAATACCTTTGTTAGGGTTGAAGATGAGGCTCTAGCTATTCTTAAAGAGCTTTTCTAGAATCTCCTTAGCATCATTAACATTAGATAGGTATCCCATTCTTCTAGTCATCTTTGGTTGATTATTTGAGATTCTATTCAGGTTTCTACAAAAAGATTGATAGAGAGAAATCATTTCAATGTCTTTTGATTCAGACATTGTAAGGACATCATTTATGTTAATGATGAAAAGGTCTTCAGTAGTGGTCTTTAACCATGGTTCCATTTTGTATCCAGTAACATCACCATTTCTATTGGTGATGCATTCGACAACAATTGGATTAGTAACGAGAAGGAATGTACCATCTTCTTCTTCAGTAGCAGCTACCTTAGCAAAGATTTCTTCTCCAGATTTAAGTTTTATTGTCGAATAAAAATCTTCCTCAATCATGATTTTAATTGAATGGTTGTGATTTCATAATTAAACTTCTCTTCTGAATAAATTTTAATCCTTTCAATAAGATGTCTTAGAGTATAATTTTTTCTTGAGTTAATTGTACAATCATCAGAGATGTCATAAAGAGTTGCTTTGGACTTATTTTTTCCTTTCCGAAGAACTCTTCCAATTGATTGTAAGTTTCTAATTCTAGATTTACTTGGTGAAGCAAAAATTACATTGTGAAGATTTTTAATATTGATACCAGTGCTAAAAGTGCCATAAGAAGCAACGATAATTGCATTACTCTCCCTCTCTGTGATTTCTCTAACTAATTCTCGTTCTTCAGTATCTACTCCACCATGAATAAAGAATATCTTACGATCTTCACGGTTATTGTTATTTATCAACTCATAAAGTATCTTTCCATGAGTTTCTACTCTGGAAAAAAGAACCAGAGTATTTCCACTCAAGTCAAGTGATAGATTTGTGATGAACTTATTTCTTTTTTCGTGAGAAATCAAATACTGAATTTCATCTTCATAAGTATTGAATTTTTGTGGAGGATGCTTCAAGACAATACATTGAATGTCTAGTTGAGACAGATGCCCCTGCTTCATCAACTCAGCGGTTTGAGTGACTTTGTATGATGGTCCAAAAAGACCCTCTAAGACCCATTTATGGGTCTGTGTGCCGTCTAAAGTGCCTGTGAACCCAAACCTATACTTAGCGTGATGAAGCTTGGTCATAATGGACACCAGAGACTTGCTCTTGAACAAATGTGCCTCATCACCTATGATCACATTATAATCCTCAAAGAAGCTTCTTTCCAGCTTATAGACTGATTGCCAAGTTGTAATGGTAATTGGAGCTGAATTTGATTTCTCCCTACCAGAATAAATCTGATGACAGCATGACTCAACATCCAAACCATAGTCTTGGAAATCCTTGTACATCTGACTTACGAGAGATGTCGTTGGAACAACTACAAGAATTTTTTGCCCCTTATCCATATAATAACGTACTAGGGCATAAATCATCAGGCTTTTACCTGACGCAGTTGGACTTATCAATAACTTTCGATTATGTCGTAGGGCATCATATACTCCCTCTATTTGATACTTTCTCGGAGAATGAGAACAAATAGAGTTCATATAGTCCTTTACACCTTCATATGAAATCTCATCATTGACTTCATATGGAAGACCATAATACTTATTATTTTCAAACTCATATGTATAGTCGTGATTTCTGAGTTTGTCAATAACCTTAGGAAGAAGTCCAGTGTAGATTTCTCCAGTATGAGTGCTTAGCAGCCGAATACGTCCATCCCAGTGCTTACTCCGATACTGGGGCATAAATTTCACCGACTCCGGCTCAAATGTAAAGTATTCTTGAAGTTCATAAAGAATATGAGGTTCACACTTTAACTTGATGAAAACCTCATTCTTCTTTTCAATCGTAACATCAGACATAATATAACTATCAGTTGATGTTATTTAGTTATCCCAGACCAGCGGTGAACCGAATGAACTCAATACTATTTTTTATTTGGTAAGTTCTATTCTGAATCATCTTCAAAATACTTTCCAAATAGTTCAACAGTGTATCGTAATAATCTATTTTGAGGCATGCTGAAGATAACTTCTCATCAGCATCTAGATATTTTTGTAGAGTATCTTTATCTCGTATCTTCTTTGGAAATGG